ATACAGGGTAAGACTCGTTTAGCAAACCAAAAGTGCCCAATTGGGGCATGGGGACCAGAAGAATCTGGTCTAAAGTCGCTTGTAGCCGACTAAAATGATGCAACTTTCCCCTGAAAACCTGCAAAAACTCAAGGCATCCCTGCCTAAGATGCCCGAAAAGGAGAAACGGCGCGTTGCCGAACTCCTAAAGACCTACCAAAGCCAAATAACTCAAAAACTGGGCAAGGATTCTTTCCTAGATTTCATCAATCACGTGTATCCGGGCTACAAAGTGGGGCCGCACCACCGTCGTCTTGCCAAGATTTTTGAGGAGATTGCAGAAGGGAAGAAGAAACGGGTGATTGTCAACATCGCCCCCCGCCATGGCAAGTCAGAGATGATCAGTTACCTCGCTCCGGCGTGGTTTTTAGGCAAATTTCCGCACAAAAAGGTCATTATGGCCTCACACACCGCTGATTTGGCGGTGAATTTCGGTCGTCGGGTGCGTAACTTGGTCGGTTCGGAGTCCTATCGTGACATTTTTCCTAGCGTGGAACTTCAGGCTGATAGTAAAAGTGCTTCTCGTTGGGGTACAAATTTTAACGGCGAGTATTTCGCTATTGGTGTGGGCGGTGCTCTTGCTGGTCGCGGTGCCGACCTCTTTATTATTGATGATCCACATTCTGAGCAGGAGGCTAAACAGGGCCGCGCTGATGTTTTTGAGCCAGCATGGGAGTGGTTCCAGTCAGGTCCGATCCAACGACTGATGCCGGGCGGCGCGATTATTGTGGTGATGACCCGTTGGAGCAAGATGGATCTGACGGGCAAGATCATTGACCACATGACTAAGAACGACGACGCCGATGAGTGGGAAGTAGTGGAATTCCCTGCCATTTTGAATGACAAACCGCTCTGGCCTGACTTCTGGGGCATTGACGAACTGCTGGCTAAAAAAGCCGGTATGGATCCGAGGTACTGGCAAGCCCAGTACATGCAGCAGCCGACAAGTGAAGAAGGCGCATTAATTAAACGGGAATGGTGGCAGGTATGGGAGAAGGAAGACCCGCCAAGTTGTGAGTTTATGATAATGGCGCTCGACGCCGCGCAAGAGAAAACCAATCGGTCAGACTATAATGCCCTGACTACATGGGGCATTTTCTTTAATGAAGAGACTAAAAACCACAACATAATCCTTTTAAATAGCATCAAACAGCGACTGGAGTTTCCAGAGTTAAAAGAGTTGGTGCTTAACGAATACAAAGAGTGGCGCCCTGATACGTTCATTGTGGAGAAGAAATCTAACGGGGCTGCGCTTTATCAGGAAATGAGGCGTATGGGAGTTCCGGTCAGCGAGTTCACGCCGGGCAAGGGACAGGACAAGATCAGCCGGGTTAACGCGGTGACGGACCTGTTTTCTTCAGGTATTGTGTGGTTGCCTGACCGACGTTGGGCGTGGGAGGTTGCGGAGGAGTGTAATGACTTTCCCTCTGGCACCCATGATGACTTAGTGGACTCAACTACTTTGGCGCTGATGCGCTTTCGGCAAGGTGGGTTTATTCAACTGCCAACCGATGAGCCTGCACCGACTAAGTGGTTTAAGAGCCATAGGCGCGAGTCGTATTACTAGGAGAATTTAAATGGCCGTCGATAAAAGTTTAATGCAGGCTCCGATGGGTCTTGAAGCCCTCGCTGCTGATGAAGCCCCGATTGAGATTATGATCGAAGACCCCGAGAGCGTATCGATTGGCGTAGACGGGGCCGTTATAGAATTGATGAAGGATGAGCCTCGCGCTGAGGACTTTGACTCTAACCTCGCGGAGTTTATGAGCGAGGGCGAGTTGCAGAGTTTGGCCGGGGATTTAATCGGACAGTATGAACAAGACCTTTCTAGCCGTAAAGACTGGCTGGATACGTACGTCAAAGGCTTGAAGATTCTGGGCATTCGCTACGAAGAGCGCACCGAGCCGTGGCCGGGCGCCTGCGGTGTGTTCCACCCTCTCTTGATGGAGTCGGCGGTTAAGTTCCAGTCCGAGACGATCATGGAGACTTTCCCCGCGATGGGGCCGGTCAAGACTAAGATTGTAGGCAAGGAAACCTCGGATAAGAAAGATTCGGCCATTCGCGTTGCCGATGACATGAACTATCAGTTGACCGAGGTGATGAAGGAGTACCGCCCCGAGCATGAGCGGATGCTGCTCAGCATGGCCTTGGCAGGCAATGCCTTTAAGAAGGTGTACTTCGATCCTTCTCTGAATCGTCAGACCGCTGTGTATATCCCGGCGGAAGATATTGTAGTTCCGTATGGCGCGGCGAATCTTGAGACCGCAGACCGTGTTACGCACCGGATGCGTAAGACCAAGAACGAACTGATCAGACTGCAGTACGCAGGCTTCTACCGCGATGTTGACCTTGGCGATCCGATTCGCACGATGGACGAGGTAGAGAAGCAGAAGGCAGAGGATCAAGGCTTCTCAGCCAGCATGGATGATCGGTTCCAGTTGCTTGAGATGCACGTGAACATCGACCTACCGGGGTATCCCGATGTCGATAAGGACAACAATGAGACAGGCATCGCACTACCCTACGTGGTGACGATTGAGAAGGGGACGGGGACAGTTCTGGCGATACGCCGCAACTGGCAAGAAGATGACAAACTCAAATCAAAGCGGCAGCACTTTGTCCATTACGGATATATCCCCGGCTTTGGCTTTTATTATTTCGGACTTATCCACCTTATCGGCGGGCACTCCAAAGCGGCAACCTCCCTGCTTCGCCAACTTATCGACGCAGGAACTCTTAGCAACCTTCCGGGTGGTCTCAAATCACGTGGTCTCCGTATCAAGGGAGACGACACCCCCATCGCCCCCGGCGAGTGGCGAGACGTAGACGTACCTTCGGGTGCGGTACGCGACAACATCCTGCCGCTGCCGTACAAGGAGCCGAGCCAGACCCTTGCCATGCTCATGGACAAGGTGGTCGAGGATGGCCGTCGCTTCGCTGCGGTGTCTGATCTCAAGATCAGCGACATGTCCTCGCAGGCTCCGGTGGGTACGACGCTTGCCGTGCTTGAGCGTGTTCTCAAAGTTATGACGGCGGTGCAGGCGCGTATCTACTACACGATGAAGCAAGAGTTCAAACTCCTTGCTGCGATCATTCGTGACAACACGCCAGAAGAATACTCGTACGAGCCGGAAGTCGGTGATCGCAAGGCCAAAAGGGCTGACTACGACGATGTCGATGTCATTCCGGTCAGTGATCCGAACGCGGCTACGATGTCGCAGAAGATCGTGCAGTACCAAGCCGTGCTGCAGTTATCGCAGACCGCGCCGAATATCTATGACATGCAGTATCTGCACAGGCAAATGATCGAAACGCTTGGCGTGAAAAACGCTGACAAGATTATCCCGCCTGCACAGGACGCCAAGCCCAAAGACCCTGTGACCGAGAACATGGACATCTTGAATGGCAAACCTGCCAAGGCGTTCATCTATCAGGATCACGAGGCGCACTTGATGGTACATAACTCTGCCATGCAAGACCCGAAGTTGCGGCAGATGATCGGTCAAAACCCGAAGGCGCAAGAGATCATGGGCGCTGCTATGGCGCACATCATGGAGCACATCGCCTTCCAGTACCGCAAAGAGATCGAAGAACAACTCGGCGCAGCACTACCGCCGACGCAAGAGAATGGTGAAGACACCAAACTGCCTGAAGCCGTTGAGGTACAGATATCGCGCCTCTCTGCTCAGGCTGCAGCCAAACTGCTACAAAAAGATCAGCAGGAGGTTCAACAACAGCAGGCTCAGCAACAGGCACAAGACCCTGTGCTGCAGATGCAGCAGCAAGAACTGCAACTTCGTCAACAGGAACTGCAACTCAAAGCGCAGCAAATCCAGATGGAAGCGCAGGTCAAGCAGGCTGAACTTCAACTTGATGCACAACTCAAGCAGGCAGAACTGCAGCGCAAGCAGCAGGAGATGCAGATCATGGCAGCGACCAAGGCCGATGAACTCGACCTTCGCAAGCAAGAGATTGCCAATCGCTCACAGATTGACGCTGCCCGACTCGGTGTGGATGTCCAGAAGCACAAGGCTGGTTTGACTGCCAAGCAGCAGTCCGAAGGCATGCGTATGGGTATCGACATCGCAAAGAGCAAAGACGCTGCTATTCGGGCAGCGATGCGACCGCCGAAAGGCTCAAAGAAGGAGGAGTAAATGTC